AATCTGGATCAGAGATGCTGCCAGTGTTTATCGTAAATGTTCCTGAATTAATATCGGATGCGTAATCGTCACTCATGCTACCATCATGGTCACCCATAGTGATGGTGCTTGTAGTTGCGGCACCACCACTATAGGTATAAGTTGGATCAAGCGTTACTGTATATTGCTTGTCGTCATCATCCATTTAGCCACCCATTTTTTCTGCTTTGCGGGCATTCTTGGTGTCTGTGATTTCCTTGCGTCTTTCTTTGATAGCCTTGGCCATTTCTTGTAGGGCCTTACGTGCTCTTGTACCAGCCGCACCATTTCCTGCTTCAAATTTTTCATCTTCTGCAAGGAATGATTCCATTGCTGATTTGATTGCTTCTGTATTTGACATCTTATTTTTCTCCATATTAAATGTCATGTATTTAAACACAACATTAGTATATAAGCCTTAAACGCGGTTGTCAAGTCTAAACGTGGTTAAATATGCATATAATGAATGATTTTACACTTATACCTTTCCAAAATGTAGTTAAATTTGGACAGAGAACAATGCTGGATCAACCACTATTCAATGTTAGTTGGATATTGGGACGCTTCTGCAATTACAAGTGTTCATACTGTTGGCCCTATGCCAACACGGATCAACCTGATCATTTGGACCTGGAAGTTTATAAGAACACGATAGATGAAATCAAGCGGCAGGCAAGAGCAAATGGATTCACGGAATTCCATTTCAGTTTCAGTGGTGGCGAGCCTACTGCCTACAAACACTTTGGAGAACTCATAGAGCATTACTGTGGGGACACGGAAGCACCTTACCAAAGCATACACCTAACCACTAATCTATCGCCGGGCAGCAAGTGGTGGACAAGATGGTTGGAAACAACAAAGGATCTTCAGCGAAGAAGTATCACGGCAAGTTACCATGCGGAGTTTGCACACGAACAAGAATTTGGAGATAAGTGTTTACAGTTGATGAATGACGGAGTTCTTGTTACAATCAATCAGGTCATGGTGCCTGATAGTTTTGATGAATACTATGATCGTTGCTCAAGATTTTCCGAAAGAGGAATAAATGTTACCCTCAAGCCACAGAGTGATCCAACTGCGAGTTTTGTAGTAAAGGGATATACCGAAGAACAGATACACAAGATGCAAACCAATTTTCCACAAAACAATCAAGGTGAAAAAGTTCTACAGATGTATTTTGAAGATATCAAGGGAAATAATTATGGATTGGATCAAGCAGAAAGAATGAATGCTTTTGGATTCAACAAGTTCAAAGATTGGACATGCGCAGCAGGGCATCAAAGTTGCGTTATAAGGGGGGTTGAAGTAAAAAGGGCATACAGTTGTGCGGAAGAGCCTTTAGGCACGCTTACAGGCGGTTTTACGCTGTTTAAAGCACCATCTAAATGTATTACTGGTACCTGTGTTAGTTCTGCTGACAGCAAAATACCAAAATGGAAACAATATGAAAATTAATTTGGACGATATTATGTTTTGGATGGACGCTATTCGTGATAGCAAAGACCAATATCGAACTTTAGAAAGTTTTTGGAAAGGACAATTAAGAAGTAAACGCTGGTTGGTGGAATCATTACAGGAAGTAATTTCTTTAGAAAATAAAACAATTGCAATACATGGTGGGTGGAATGGCGTACTCGCTACCTTATTGTTTAATGCAGAACCAAAAATTAAACACATCACGAGTATAGACATAGATCCTGAGTGTGAAAAAATTGCTTATACCATGAATAAGAACTATGAGATTGAGGGAAGATTTACGGCAATTACAGCAGACATGACAACATACAGATCCGAAACAGATATTATTATCAATACCAGTTGTGAACACATCACACAGGAACAATATGATGCATGGTTGGCACTGCAACCGGATTCATTATTTGTAGTTCAAAGCAATAATTATTTTGAACTTGAAGAACACATACGCTGTGTTAAGGAAGGAAATGAATTCATGGAACAGTGTAATCTAAATCCATTGAGGCAATGTTCTATGGAATTATCCAAGTATACACGCTTTATGATAATTGGAAATAAAAATGTATAGAATTGATGAGATAAGGACCATACACTTGGAAGTAACTTCGCGCTGCCAGGCAAGTTGTCCTATGTGTGCAAGAAATCTTCAGGGTGGTGTTGATAATCCTTTTCTTAAATTAAATGAGATAGACTTAGGAACTTTTGTTAACTGGTTTCCGAGAAATTTTGTACGACAATTAGATAGAGTGTACATGTGTGGAAACTTCGGTGATCCTATCATTGCAAAAGATACCTTAGAAATATTTCAATATCTAAGAGAAACTAATCCTGGAATAGAATTAGGAATGAATACTAACGGCAGTGCCAGAGATGATCATTTCTGGAAGGCCCTTGCTAAAGAAGGTGTCAGGGTTAGATTCGGTATTGACGGACTCGAGGATACCCACAGTAGATACAGAATCGGAACCAACTGGAACAAGATTATTAACAACGCAAAAACATTTATAAATGAAAACGGTGAAGCAGTATGGGATATGCTTATCTTTAAGCATAACGTACATCAAATCGAGGACTGTAAAAAACTTGCGTATGAAATTGGATTTAAAGAATTTCATAGCAAGAATACCAGCAGATTTAGAAATGATGTCTTGGAAGTATTAGATAGTAACGGAAAGCAGATAGATACGTTAGAACCAACAGAAAAATCAGTCAAGCAAAAAGAAAATATTACTAAGGTAAAAAATAGCCACGATAAAGTAGAGATAAATTGTAAAGTAAAAGAAGAAAAAGCAATTTACGTAGGTGCTAATGGAAACTTGTTACCTTGTTGTTGGTTGGATCACGATTACATACAACCTACATCAACAAGTAGAATTGACTTTTTAAATCATTTTGCAAATTACCCTAATTTGCATAGGAATACTATGCAAGAAATATTCAATGACGGGTTCTTTGATAAAATTGAAAATACATGGAAAAGCACACCATTAAAAGAGTGCAGAAAACAATGCGGAGTATATAATCGTTTTGAAGAACAATTCAAGTAAAACTTTTTGTCCGTTACCCTGGATACATCTTGCTACTCGTCCCAACGGAGATGTAAGGGTATGCTGTACTGCAAACGCCAGTGGTGCTGGTGTGCAAGATGAAAAGGAAGTGGGTCTGGTCAAGAAGGATGGCATTGCTATGAACATGAGAGATCATACCATAGAAGAAGTTTTTAATAGTCATCATATGAGAAGAACAAGACTACAAATGTTAAATGGAGAGATTCCAAGTAGTTGCCGCAAATGTTTTGAAGAAGAATCAAAAGGTATTAAAAGTAAACGTAACTGGGAAACGGAAGTTTGGAAGGAACGTATTGACATTGATAGCATAGTTTCTCAAACCAAGGAAGATGGTAGCATTCCTGCTAACATTCCTTATTTTGATCTAAGGCTTGGAAATATGTGTAATTTAAAGTGTGTGATGTGTTCCCCACATGATAGTTCAAGTTGGATCAAGGATTGGAAGTTACAGTACCCTAAGTATAAAAATCAAGACTTAATAAAAGATCAGAATTGGAATCCTGATTATGATTATACATGGTACAAGAAAGGTAGTTTTATCGATTCCATGAAAGGTCAAGCACACCACATCAAGGAATTATATTTTGCAGGTGGCGAGCCATTAATGATACCGGAACACTATGCCATACTTGAATTCATGGTTGCCGAAGGTCATGCAAAAAATTGTATATTAAGATACAATTCTAATGGCACTGAAATAAGTGAAAGGTTATTAGAACTCTGGGAAAAATTTAAATTAGTAAAATTTAATTTCAGCCTGGATGCTATATATGAACAAAACGATTACATTAGATATCCAAGCAAATTTTCAACAATAGAAAGTAACTTAAAATTATTAGATCAAACACCAGATAATATAATTGTGAACATTGCCTGCGCTGTTCAAGCATTAAACATTTACAGAATATCAGATTTAGCAGAATGGAAATTAGATCAGAATTTTAAAAAAATTAATGCACTTCCGTATGGTGCTGGAATAATAGGATTGCATCTTGTTTATCTTCCCAGCCATCTAAATGTTCGGGTACTACCTAAACATATTAAAAAGGAAGTAGATACAAAGATAACTAATTTTGCAATGAGTTTTAAGAGAGATATCGAGTTCAGTTTAAATCCTTTCGGAAGACAGAGATGGTACGGTTTATTAAATTATATGAATTCGGAAGATTGGAGTCATAAGTTACCTTCCATGAAAGAATATTTAAAAATTAATGATCAAACAAGGGGACAAAACTTTGTGGAAGTGTTCCCAGAATTGGAGTCTATATACAATGGATGAGAAACAGAATAGAGCATTGCTGTGGAACAGTCTAACCAATCTTGGTGATACAGTTAAATTAAAATTAAAAATTAACGAACACGAAGTGGAACAACAATTAGAACAGTTTAAAGAAAACTGGTGTCCATATAATGCAAAGAAAGATATACACAATAATAGATGGGGATTACCCATTACCAGTCATACTGGAGATGTGATGGATAACTATCATCTAAACAGTTTTGGTCATATGCAAAGATATCACGACGTTGAAATGAAGGAAGAAAATTTTACTACTCCTACGGAAGTATATAAGTCGATACCTCAACTTGCAAAACTTGTTGATGAGTTCTCTCCGGATATTGGTCGTGTTCATTTATTGAGAGTTGATCAGGGAGGATATTTTCCACCTCATAGAGATTTTCCAGGAGTTGGTCCAGAGTATTTTAGACTCTTATGTGTTTTCGGAAAATGCAAACCTGAAAATTTTGTACACATGCTTGACGGAAAACCTTTTTATCCAGATCCAGGGTTTCTATACTTTATCAACTTTCAAAAAGATCACAGTGTCTTTAGTTTTTCGGATGGTCTCTATGCGCTCATACTCACGGTAAAACTAACTGAAAGAACGCATAATCTTATTATTAAGCACAGCATGACAGAATGAAACTAACGTATCAAGACCCATCGAAAGAAAACTGGTTCCTTGTTAGTTGGACTTTATCTAATAAGTGTAACTATCGTTGTTCATATTGTCCTGAACATCTTCATAACGGAAGCACAGGACAGCCACAATGGGAAACTGTAAAAAGATTTGTTGAAAATTTTAAGCAGCCTGGAAAACACATCTGTTATAGAATAAGTGGTGGCGAGCCAACACATTGGAAGCACTTTATAGATCTTGCAACACTCATTAAAGAACAAGGACACACATTTAGTTTTTTAACCAATGGTAGTAAGACTGCAGAATACTATAAAACTATATCACAATACACGGATGGGTATATCATTTCATACCATCCAGAGTATGCAGACATAAATCATATCAAGGAAATAATAAATCAATCATACTGTCCAGTGTTTGTTAATTTAATGTTGTCGCCGGATAATTTTAATGAAATGTTTAAGATTGCAAAAGAACTTTATGAGTGTTCGGATAATGTTGCCGTCTGGCCTAAAATTATATTGGATAAATCTAATATAGATGCTATTACAAACCAGCCAGTAGATTACACCAAGGAACAATTAGACACTATCAACAATTGGCCTTTCTTTTGTAAATTGCCAGATAAGGATCTTCATAGAGGTGAACTTCTTTTAAATGATGTTCCTGTAACTGCTAACGATCTAATTACCAATAATCAAAATACTTTTTATGGTTGGAAATGTTGGGCAGGACTTCATATGATTAACATAGACATGTGGGGTAACATCTACAGAGCAGATTGTAAGGAAGGTGGAGCATTAGGAAATCTTGAAAGATACAAGTTGCCGACTGAAACTATTAAATGCGGTAAAAGTGTTTGTGCTTGTTTGAGCGATATATATTTAAGAAAAGAGACTTTCTAATTCAGGACACACATCAAGAACATTGGTGTTTCTTATACCATCAAGTGCGTTTGTAAAATCAATAAATTTTTGTAAATTTGCATGATCGGTTATCTCGGTATAATTTGTTCCTTTTAATATATTTGAAGGTAATATGGTCGGACACAGATATGATGGAGTTGTAACAACATTATTAAGATATAATTCATAATTATTTTTCTTTATGCCATCAAACCATGTTCTTATATCATTTAGATGACAAACATTATAGGTCATAACTGTTCCTGCGAATATTACTCTATCCATTTTATTAAAGTGTTCTAAGTTTTCAACTAATTGCTCAAATGGAAAGTTTTCACCGCCTCTGATGTATTCATATAATTTACCAGTGCCTTCAATGCTGATATGCCATTTGGTTTCCTTAAATTGTAGTGCAAGATCATCAAATTCTTCATCCACCACGGTTCCATTAGTACTAATATCAAGAGTAATGTTCTTGGCGAGATCTAAACTAATTAGACGCTCCATAATTTTCTTGTTGGCTGGCTCCATGTAAGGCTCGCCACCTTTGATGTTTACATATTGTAAATTTTTAAAATATTCTGGATATTCAAATAATCTATCTACTATTTCAATAGGTACGTTTCTATAACCAAACTCTGGATTGTTTATTGGTCGCATAAAATCTATGGGAGATTTTGATAATTTTAAATCTTCCTTTATCCAGGCAGTTGAGTTAACTCCACTACACATTCTACATTTTAGATTACACAGATTGCTCATATTAAATTCTAAGAAGTAGATATCATTCTTATTTTTTGATTCTTCCTTAATCATAGGATTAAGAACTTGTTCGAAGAATATTCTTCTGCTGTGACCGTTTACTTTTTCCTTTTCTATGCACTGTATACAATTACCAGGTAGATCTCCTTTTGTTATGATATCGCGAGTTACCTGTAAGCCAATATGATCAAAAATTTCAGGTAAGGTTTCCTTTAACAGATTTCCGTGTCTTCCTGTGTATACACAATCAGGAACAACGTCTCCATTAAATCTAATGCTTAACGCATGCCATGGTGCTAAACATTTCATAAGACTGCTACCTCTTTAAGATCAAAATTTTCTTCAATTGTAACTATTTTACAAGAATGATCTTTTATATTATAAACAATGCAATGTATTTTATCTTTGTAAATGACAGGCCTTCCAAACATAACATCTGGGTAATGACAGGTGTTAAAATTACCATCAGTATCAATTTTGTACATAGGACAGTTGACTGTTCCTGAAGGAAAGAACCATGCATGGCCTTTATATTCTATTCCCGATCTATAACGATACTTACCACCGAAGTTTTGAGCAATTTCAAATGATTTAACTTTTTTGTTTACGGTGTCAAAGACCACTCCTTGATTACTATCATTAGTTTTTTCGTCTCCGTAAGGAAGAGCAATAATGCTATTTTCAACTAATACTTGAGCGTTAAATTTTTTTGCAAAATCAATAACACCGATATCGTGTAGAAAGAACTCTCCGCTGGAAGTATTGAATTCAATAATATAATTAAGTCCTTTGGTTTCTCCGAATGGCAAACTATATAGTGTATTATCAATAACCACTGCATCAGTAAACTTTCTTGAAATCGAATTATTAACTGGCACAAAATGTTCGGATAACTCATTTCCATCATAAGACATTAAACTATTGTATCCTGGATCATCACCTCGAGGCATGCTCCAATATTTTCCATTGCAATACACTGTACCCATGTGGCATTTTTTATTGTTGGTGGGAAAGTCGACAGTTTTTAATCCAGCACTGTCGATATAGATTAGGAATTGTGTTCCTTCATATCCTAAAGGAAAACTACAGGCACTGTTTCCATTAGAAGCAACGCTGTAGAACTGTCCTTTGCCTGTTTGAGGTATTTCGTGTATACGAGGTTTAAAGTTTTCTAACTGTAATACAAAATTATAATCATCATAGATGGCATATGGAAGCATCCATACATCATCATTCACCAGTGCCATTGCGTTTGTTTTACTAACTGCTGGTGGTAAATCTGTTTCTATGTGATACACATCATTGTCATAAACTGCTATCTTAGAATACTCCTTGCATTTTTCAGTAGAGAATGGCGGACTAATTAGAACTCCATTGTATTCCTGTAATAGAAGATGCCTAATGTTACCTTCCTTATACCAATCCTGAAAAGCCTTATAAGACATTTAAATCCACCGTGTCTATTACTTTTTCGGAAATCGTATCAAACACCAAAACGGTTTGAAATGATTCGCTTTCGCCATATGGAAAAGCAAAAATAATATTATCAATCATTACACAATCATTATACTTTTCTATTGTTGTATTATCCTTAAAATATTTTCCTACATCTATTGTTTTTGTTTCGTCATTGTGCGTGTCAATTACTAATACTTCAGCAAGATCACCTTGTTCCTTCCATGTTTCTTCTGGTTCACAAACACAACCACCTCTTGGAATGTAAAATATTTTTCCCTGATTGTTTTCCAGGCCTGTAAAGTATTTCTTGCTTTCCTTTCCTATTCCTAAATCAATGGTATACCATTTGTCTTTCGCACTATCTATTATCAGCATTTCACTCCAGTTCTCATCGTGCCCTGCTGGCGGGAAATATATTTTACCATTCCGACTAACAGTATGAGAATAGTATTTCCTGCTGGTTTGTTTTAAACCTGTTTTTTCTAATGTCCATTCCTTGCCATTAAACTTTGCAAGTAAATCAAAATCAGCACTTTCGCTGTAGGGTGGAGCATATAATTTGTTATTAATCTTTGCGAGTGTTGTAAACTTTTTATTTGTGGTCCTTTCCTTGTCATACTCTTTCCAGAGTGGACTCATGTCAATTAACTTATAACTTCCATTAAAGCAGTCATATTCTATTCTGTAAGGAAAGAAATTATCATGATTTTCACCTCTTGGCAAACCGTATATTACACCATTAATCATTTGTGTTGTGTGCCACATTTTGGTGTCCTGCACAGGTATGTCAAGATGTACCATAGTAATAGAATTATATTTCATGTTTAAATCAAGAACCCATTGATAAGGTTCATGCTCACCGTAGGGCAGAGCAATAATTCTATCTCCATAGATATGACCCTGTATGTACTTTCCCCTACCTTTATTTTTTATTTGAATATAATCAATGCTATCATCATCAGTATTAACAATTAAAATTTTACTTTCATTGTAGGGTAGGAAGTAAATTAAGTTACGGTGAACAATACCTTTTTGCCACTTTTCTGTGCAGTTATCTACTTCCAAAGGTATCTTGGTTACACTTCGAGTTGCTGGATTCATTTTTATCATGTAGTCAATAGATTCCGTAAGTCCATATGGCGGAACGTATATCATACCATTGTTACCAACAGTGGCGTAACTAAATGCTTGAGGTGTCAAACTTGTCTCCAAATGCTGATTTAAGATCGCTTCTTAACTTTTCATAAATTTGTTCAACTGGATAAATTCCAACATTATCCCAGTCGATTAATTCTATATTTTTGTCATTAATTATTATGTTACTCAATACCCAATCCCCGTGTGCATATGGACTTGTTTTTCTTATGCTGTCTACACAAAATTCTGTAATTAATTTTACAAATTGCGGAGTATGCGGATACTCGCTTGCTGGTATTCCTTCAACATATCTGAAATCAATCCAAGCGTGATCATCTTCTGCACCAATCTTTATTACGTAATTAGGTTTAACCTTATCAACAGTATAACCATGATTGTCAACCCACTCTAAAGATTTATCGTACCAAACTTTTCTAATGGTGTGTTGATCTTTTCGATAAGTTGCTCGATTTTTTTCTTTATTTTCTTTAATTAATTCCATATGCTTTTGCCACTTCAGGAAGGTAATCATTTATTCTTATTCCTCTAAAAAGATCAAGTTTAATAATTTCTTCCTTGAATTTTTCCTGTTGGGTTGTATCAGCCTGTTGATTCTTCCATTCATCTATGTATTTAAATTGTTTCTTGAGTGAGTCTGGTGCGTTCTTTACGTGCAACCAATCTGGGTTGATTAAAAGATTTTCCCACACCTTCATGTTCATGTTATCTGCCCATTCTCGTATTTCATCATAATACAGTGCATTTAGAACACTTATACAAGGAGCAACATCACACGTATACAGGTCCTTATATATTCTTACATTTTTTTCAATATCGTTCCACTTTGACCCATATCTAATGTATTCAATTTTTCTACCAATGGCATCGAGGCTAAGGCTCATTATTACCCTATCAAATCTTTTTAATAATTCGTGTACTTTTGGATTGTATATTGTTGCGTTGGTGTTAAATCTAATTGTCACACTGCTATCAAGTCTTTCAAGAAAGTTTGGCAGGTACTTAACCATCATAGGTTCGCCACCTGTTAGATAAACTTCTTTTAAAGGAAGGCTATCAAAATAATGCAGATATCTTTCATCATACCAATTATAATTTGAAATCTCCAGAACTTGATGATAGGGTTGTAATTTTTGTTTCTCCATTTCGTGTGCTTCTTCTGCAATGCTACTACTTGCACCACTATGGCAACTTATGCATTTTAAATTACAACTGTTTCCGAATCTTAAATCAAGGTGTGTAATTTCTGGACCATAATGATCCTTTAAGAGTCTTCGACTCTGCAAACCTTTCTCTTCGTGTTCCTTGCATCCAATGCAGGCATCCGGCCATTGGCCTTGTGCTAATTGCTCCTTTGCCTTTGTCACGGTATTACTTTTTAACCACTCTTGAGGAGTATGCGTATGAACCGTTTCAGGATTGTTGGGTTCGTTACTGGTGCAGCACATTCTATACTGACCATTGGCAGCAATATAGATATGGCTTTCTAATAATTTACACCTCATATCATTTTTGCCTTTTTCATAAGATCAGTTGTATTTTCTTCAATCTGTGTTAGTTCTACCTTAACGATAGTTTTATATTCGCTAAGTGTTCTTGTCCATTGATCTCTTTCGTTGTGATAGGTATTATTCCAATCCAAGGGCATTACTAATTTTCCTACAACAATATAACCTAATGCCATCTCCAGTGTGATGTTTTTATTTACATTCTTCTTATACCACTCAACAAAATGTTTACTGACCGTGAAAGGAGTATCATAGCCGGAACGAAATAACATATAACCTTCGCAGTTTAAATGCTGTTGTGTCTTAACATCATTTATTCTATCCACTTCATTTCTTCCTGCAATTTCTAACCAATGTTTTCCTAATGTATTATAGCCCATACAGAGATCACCGTATGAACGATCCATCCTAAAAAATAACAAATCTTCGTTTTCAATGGGCATCGTCTCGGCATTATCAAATCTAAAGAAAGCATTCATTCGAGGACTTTCCTGATTACTCTTGTACTGTTCGTAGGTATGAATTAATCTATTAAGTTTGTCCCAATCCTCATTGGGTGCCTGCACCCTCTCAACAATTTTGTGTAATTCTTCGACGCCTAAGTTAATATCTAAATTTAACTTATTTGTAATATGTACAATTTCTGTCATCAAATCTAATTCATTTTTTGTATCTATTACAAAACTTGTTTCCTGAATCAAGGATTTTTTTATACTTTTTTGTAACATATGCAAAAACTTAATAGCAGGTGGGTGGTCGTAAATTGCATAAGTTAGAGGTAATTGATCATGCCCATTAGAGAAGGTTACAGTTACTCCTGGTTTATTCCAATAAATTTTATACTGGTAATTGTTATTCACTAAATATTCCATATGCAATTAATATCGTTATCAAATAGCCATCCAAAAGATGTGGTTAACATCAATTATCAAATTGGCAATACTTGTAATTATTCCTGTTGGTACTGCTTCCCTGGTAGTCATGAAGGTAATTATAGATGGCCAAATTTTGAATTAGCGAAGGAAAATCTTGAGCATATTATTAAATGCTATCAGAAACATGGAAAGAAATTTTTTAATATTGATATTATAGGCGGCGAGCCCACGCTTTGGCCTGATTTGGAAAAGTTTACAAGGCACTTCAAAAACTTTGGCTGTAAGTTTCATCTTAGCACTAACGGAAGCAGAACACTAAATTGGTGGAAGAAAAATGGTGGTAGTTTTGATACAGTTTACATTAGTTGCCATCATGAAAAAATAGACGTTTCACACATAAGGGATCTTGCAGATGAGTTATGGGAAAATCATAATAATGTTCTTTGTGATGTTTTAATGGATGCAGGAGCCTGGGAAAAATGTGTCAGTATAGTTGATGAACTTTTAAAATCAAGAAAGACATTTCCGGTAAATGTTAAACCAATCAAGTTAGGAAATAGCATACAGGATTACAATAAAGATCAATTAGACTATCTAAACGATCAAAGAAAGAGAGAACCTGTGGATGAAGATATTTTTACTGAATCAAGAAAGAAGCCACCGGTTAGTTTAATTTTTAATGACGGAACTGTAAAGGAAGTTCCTAAGAATTATGTTTTAATTAATGATCTAAACAGGTTTGAAGGTTGGAGTTGTAACCTCGGTGTTGACGTTATATTCATAAATTTTGATGGTAGCATAGGAAGCGTTTGCGGAAATAGATTATTAGGTTTTGAATCAGGAAGTTATAATCTGTACGATCCCGAACTTTCAAAAAAATTTAATCCTGTAATAAAACCCACCACATGCCAAAAAGAAAAATGTATGTGTCAAGTTGGGTTCTTGTTAGATAAACACGATCCTACTTACCGCACACTTTAGAACAGATTTCATATCTATTCTCGTTATTCCAACTCTCTGGCAAATATTTGTTGAACCATTCACTTTGCAGAATATCAGATAATGAAATGTCATTGACATTGAGCCATTTTATATTTTCAACATCCTTAGCGTAAGGACTTTCGGGATTTCGAGGATATCTATCGCTTAAAAAATAACAACAAGGAAATACTTCTCCTATGTGACTAATTTGTATTTTACGTTTTTTCTTCCATTTACAACTTATAGAAGTTTTAGAAAAATCCTCAATATTTTTAATTCTTTCAACATTGTCAAGATACTTTGATTCATACTTTATTTCTCTTGCTTCTTCTTTTTTATTTGCTTTAAATTTTTCAATTGCCTGATTGCTAAGACTGTTTATAGCAGAGAAGGTATGCCCTCCATTTATATCAAATTTTTTAAATCCCATTTCATACGCAAGTTTTTCACATTCCTCTATTTGATGTGCATTATGTTCAAAAACCAACATTCTCCATCTTGCCATGCCTCCAGCCTTTATGAATGTTTCAGCATTTTGCATAATCTTGCTCCATATTACACCTCGTCGATAAAGATGGTTAGTATCTTCTAATCCATCTATGCTGAATGTGACGTGGCTTGGATGTGGAAATTTTTTCATAACTTCTGCAAGTTCAGCCCATTCTGTTCCAAGGCCGCCATTGGTATGTATTGTGATAACAGGCAAATCTTTTGAGACTTTCAAGATGTATTCAAGTGCATCAATTAGATTAGGATTAAAGATTGGATCTCCGTAACTGCCATTGAATATTATCTCCTTTATGTTCTTAGCAACTTCAGGAGTAAAGATATTTTTCCATGTTTCCAAACTCATATGCTGAAGAGGCATTCTTGGATTGACCGTAACGCCACCAATATTCCTGCTACAATTTCCACACATAGAATTGCAGTGACTGGTAAAGTCAATAACTATCGTTTCCAACGTATCCAAAGTAAGATAAGGCATAAGTATATTTATAGGAAATATGCGCATATAATGAACAATCCAGAATCCATAAAATTAGTGGACGCTATCAAACAGGCCAATCTTGGTGACAAGATCATGGATGGGTCTGCCATGTGTGCTGCAAAATGGATACACTTTTATATACATCTAAAAGAAGGAATAGTTAAGAGTTGTCACAATGTCCCTCAGCGTTTCATTAGTCAAGAAGACCTTGACACATATGGAAAGAATGTATTCATGAATCACCCATACGAAATAGAACGCAGGAAAGAAAAATTAAAAAACATAAAACATTCTGATTGCAGTGCTTGTTGGAGAAACGAAGAAAGGGGAATACGCAGTCCAAGATTACCAAAAAAATATTATGATTTTCATAGAGAAAGATTTAACAATCCGGAAGATGAATTGCAACCGCTTCCCAGTCAACTTGAAGTTTATTTTAATAATACCTGTGATTTAAAATGTCAATATTGCAATGATGTCTTTAGTAGTCAATGGGAAATTGAAAATAAAAAATACGAAGAAGCACCAAGAAAAAAACATATTGCTCCTAACGGTCTTGAAAAAATATTTTATCAATGGTTAGAAGAGGATGCTGTAGAAAGCATACTACAATATTATATACTTGGGGGCGAACCATTAATACAAAACGAAGTTTATGATTATATTGATAAACTAATTTCTTTGTTTAAGAAAAAGTCAAATAAGTTTAATATCAGACCAGTCGTAATAGTAATCTCTAATGGTAACACTCCTGAAGCATATCTTAAAAAGTGGTTTGAGAAGGCTAAACAGATTGAACCTTATGCAAGCCTACAAATGGATATTAGCATGGAGAGTTATGGTAAGAAAGCAGAATTCATTCGAACTAATTTAAACTGGGAAAGATTTTCTAATAATGTTAATAGCATAATGGAATTTGCCAAGGGTAGAGATTTTAGATTAAGATTTAGTACTACCCATAGTGCTTTAAGCATAACAAGTTGTTTAGATTTTTTGAAGTGGCTCAAGGCTCTTAAGGACAAGAATGAAATTGAAGTTGACCTAATAAGATCAAATGTTTCCTATCCAGTTCATTTATCTCCTTGGATGCTTACTGAACAGTACGGAAGATACATAGACGAGATAGTGCAATGGATTGATTCAAATGCACCGGAGTGGAAAGATTACGGGCAGTTTATGTTAAGCATCAAAAACAGTTTTGGTAAGCATTCTAATAGCGATAGAGTCGCAGTGATTGATTGGGTTGAAAGAACAAAAATTAGAAGAAATATGGATCTTCTTGAGTACTTTCCTGAGTTAGAACCATGGTATAAATATTGCCGTAATCACGATTAAGATATGAGATATATTAAAAATTATAAGCCAGAAACTATTACTCCTGAATTTATAGACAGTCAGGACTGGGATCTTATTGAATTGCCCTGGACGATTGACGCTGAAAAACTCGAAAATTGGTACAATGAGGTTGATAAAAAATATGAACATCTATACTTTAGTTTTCGACGAGAACAGTATCTAAAAGAAAAGTATCATTATAAAAATATCGAAACAGCATTTGCCGGAGCAGTAGGCAGTGATGGCAGAGGAATTTATGATGAAGGTTTTCATATTATTGAATATATTAAAAAACAATACGAAAAGCCTTCGGAGATTTTGGTTATGGAAGTTAGTTGGTTGGTGGAAAAAGATATTCCGTGTCCTCCTAAATGGGCAGGTAGAGAAGATCTATACCCTGAATTAAAAACCAATGATCCAAAGACAGTTCAAGAAAAGTTTAAGTTTGATTATTTTAAAATATTGTTGGATGCTCTTGGAGAGGAAATATTGCGTGATGTAAGCATTAGAAAGCACCAGCCAAATGCAGTGCTTGGAAAACATATCGATGGACCTAATGTTCAGCGATTGCATATTCCAATTACAACTGGAGACGGTGCAAAATTTTTATACGGAGAAGACCTGGACAGAGAGTATAACTTAAAACCTGGAAAGGCATACATTATTAATGCTGCTGTTCCACACGGAACCATAAACGAAACTGACGGTAATAGAAGCCACTTACAGAGCAAACCAACAATGGATACGTTAATAAGAATGTGTAGCATGGAGTTATCACTGTAATGGAACAGTTAGAAAAATATTGGAAGGAACACGGCAAGGAGTACAAGTTTCAGTATCCAGAGCAGTTCGATCCTAAGTGGATAGTTATGGAAAGTGGTTGGCCGTTTTTTAGATTAAGTGCATTAGATAATCAGCCATGGAAAGAAATGCACAAGGAAGCAGAAGCATTGATTGATAAGTTTCACGTGCATAGAGATGAATACGGAGAAGGATGGAGAAGTCTAACGTTACACGGACTTAATGAAGATACGCAAACACTAAACAGTTATGGTGATCGTGCTGAAACTATTAAACAGTTAGACTGGACTTGGGTAGCAGATGAATGTCCTGTAACTAAAAAGTTTTTAACAGATGTGTGGCCTGCAGAATTTTTAAACCGTGTGCGTTTTATGTTGCTTGAACCAGGCGGATATATTTTACCTCATCAGGATAGATCAGACGAAGAAAAGCGTTTGAGTGTGTGTAATATTAGTTTAAACAATCCACAAGGTTGTGAGTTTGTAATGAAGGATCAAGGACGTGTGCCTTTTGATGATAATGGTAGTGCGTTCCTAATGGATATATCAAATGTACACAGTGTTTGGAACAGAAGCAACACTCCACGTATACACATGATTATACATTATGAATTAGGTAGACGTATAAGAGATTTTTTCTATGTTCTTAGACAAAGTTATTATACCAACAGAGGGTAAGATGAAGGATTGGAACAGCATAACAGTTGATCGTTATTGGGAACAAATAAAGGTTCCTAATGATGTAGGTGTTGGAATCCTTAACATCAGTAGAGATATAAACAGTGAAGTCGTGGCAAAACGAACTTTCGACATGACCTATTTTTATGTTAATAGAATGATAAAAATGGGAATGTGTGATTATTTGGGATTTGAAAAAAGAGTAGAAGTTTTATTGCAAAAAGCCTTGGATAAGAATAAGAAGTATTGCATGATTGCCTGCCAAGGATTACTGTTATATAGAGGCCCAAGTTTAATTACCAAGAGTTTAGAATATGCAAAAAACAATCCGGAATTCTTTGTTGTTGGACACATCATGGATAAGAAGAAACAGCACTATCTAACCAAAGGTGCCTATCCTGGATTGCATAGACAATATCTTTTTGTTAATTTAAAAACATGGGAAAAATTAGGAAAGCCTCCTTTTGATGAAATGGGGGTGTTTCAAGATAGAAAACCAATTTTACAAAATTATGAATTAAGCGAAGACACCATTCATAGCAATTATACTCCTGCATGGATTAAAAAAACACAGGGTGAATCTATTCATGGTGTCACTTCAGATGGAAGCAATTGGATTGATATAGCATTAAGAAATAATATGCAGATTGATAATCTTGATAATGATATGCGTGACTGTAAGGTTTACTTATATCCATACATAGATACAGATAAATTAGAAAAAGTTTGGTATGATAAACAAAACGCAATTGTTGATCAATTAAGCAATCAAGCACAGAAAGGTTGGATCAGAAAACAAGCGTATCAGGAAGAAATAGAAAAGGATCGTGTGTATGCATTTAACACCGAAACTCTTTCCGGAGAAGGTGTAAGAACAAACGGTAAGTTAATAGATCATTTTTTTAGTGCGGCTGCAGGATTCAAACCCCTTGCTATTCTAAATGCAAACGGATTCCATGCTGGAACAACCGTACACTATTTTGATTGGTGTGAAGCAAGTTTAAATTATAAGAAGAACTTAATTGAAACTTGGGATGGTTATGATTTAGATCAATGGCTACTGGAACACGATCTTGAATATAATTTTAGTTCAACATACAGAGGAAATTATAAACAGTTCTGGGAACAGGAAATGCATGAACACGGTGGTCAATTAGCATTCCAAAGGTTGTGGGATAGATATAAAAAATTAAAACACGAATTTTATGTTATTGATATCGTAAATGAAAGCGAAAAACTTTTTGATAAGATTAATAGTGTGCATGGTACCAAGGTATTATGGACTACAAATATATGGAGCAGTGAAATGCTGCACTGGAATGTTGAACCAGAAACACTGGAAACAAAATGGTTAGAATTTGAAAAACAAGTTCCTGAAGATTTAATTTTATATGGACACGATTACATAGCAGTTGATATGAATTCAAGAATAAGAAACGGTGTTAATCTAACACATCCGAGGTATCATGATTAAGACAATAGTATATTCCAAAGATGAAATGCTAAAATATCTTGCGAAAGAACGAATCGATGATGATAATGTTGGATATTCTGATGATTACTTTATTAGCATTTCAACTTCTCATGGTCCTGAAAAGTTTAGACTTTTCGAAAGATCTCATCCCAATACCTTGAGCATGTTTTTTGATGATGTTGAAAAAGATTGTTACAAGGATCTTGAAGACGGAAGGCATGTTTGGTGTAATGCCATGACTGAGAATCAGGCGACAGAATTGTTTACGTTTATTAAGCATTTGCCAGAATATGGTACGGTTCATATACATTGTAGCGAAGGACAGAGTCGTGCTCCAGCAGTTGCACAGTTTATTAATGAATATAAAAATAGCAAAGACATTCAAGAACAGCAAGTCAATCAACACGTATTAAAACTATTACGTAAAGCAACAGGATATAAACGTTATATTGAAAAACATGACGAAGTAAAGTTAGGTTGGAAAATTAAAAAATGGTTTCCGGTTGATATTAATAAAATACAAAATTGGTATTATAGTTTAGAAGAAAGATATAGTGACTGGAAGTTTGTTGTAGGAGAAAATCATCATGTATGGAAATTTCCTATTACAGATCCAGAAGGCAAAACAGGACATCGCTTAATGGATGATACAGCATACTATACACTTTGTTGGAATAGTGATGAGCCAGGACCCAAGCCATTTGAACAAGGGTGTGCTAAAGATGAATACAAAGACAACGATGACGACAATCTAAATCCTCGTGTATGCTTTGATGGTTACGCTTTAGAAATTATGCAAGGGTTGCCTGTGCGTAGTAAAAAGTGGTTAGTAACTATTCACACTCCAGGTACTAAGTTAATCACACACCAGGATGCTCCAGATAAGATTAGAGTACACATTCCTATACATACAAACAATGACAGTAATTGGATTATTGACGGTGAAGAATATCATATGGAACCTGGTTGGGCATATCTTGTTAATACAACAGTTCCACATAGTGTAGAAAATAAAGGTACTACTGATAGAATACATTTATATGGTAAAGTA